CATTGCCACTCACTCTTATGTCTTATATAAGACTACTCCTCTATCTTATATAAGACTTAGTTGTCCTAGACAAACAGGGGCGGGGAGGGGGTGGCTTCGCACGCTACTATACCGTACCCGCCTAGATACAAAATAAGGCTAAATTGGAACGCTACTACTATATAGTCTATAACACCTAGACAACTGATTCTAAAAGAAATTAACCAAGCCTCAAAGATTTAATTAGGGACAGAGTAAAGGAATTGTCGTCTGTCGAGGTCAAGGGCGACGATTGCGACAGAACAGCAAACTAACCCCTCAAGCGTGATTAAAAATAAATCTAAAAAAAGTGAAGAAAACACTTGACAAAATTGAAAAAGTATGCTATAATACGCACTATATAGGGTATGACGTTAAGTGAGGTTTGAATTTAGTCTGCTTGAGGTTCATAGTTTATATAGTTATATAGGAACGCTTGAGTACTTACTATATAAACCTATATAGATGGAGTCAAGCGACCTTTTAGAGTACTATATAGTGTAAGGAACCAATTATGGATAACCCTGTGAGTCAAGCGACCCCTTCAGGAAAAAAACGAGGAAGACCCTCAAAGGCATCATTAGCCGAAGCCCGTAAGCAACCCGTTGGCAGACCAAGAGGGGATGCAAGCGCGATAGAGGAATTTAAGGCGAGGCTCATGGCATCTCCTAAATCCCGTAAGGTGTTAGACTCCATACTGGATGCGGCGTTAGATGATGAACATAAAAACCAAGCAGCAGCGTGGAAGCTGTTGGTCGATAGGATGCTTCCGATGTCCTACTTCGAGAAAGATAAGGCGGGTTCTTCTCGCCCTTCTGTTAACATTACAATCTCCGGTGTGGGCGAGTCTGTCTCAATCGCCGGAAACGATGACATCGTGGATGTTGAGGATTATAAGTATGGCGACTGAACTTGAAAAATTAAAAGATGTTGTTCTAAAGTTTGAAGATACAAAAAAGAATGCTTACATCCCTTTTAAAAACAATACAGTAATAGGTAAAAGCGGTGTTACTATTGGTAAAGGGTTAGACCTAGGCCAACAATCTACAACATCTATAGACGCTTTAAAAAGTTATGGGTTAAGCGAAGCTCTAGCAAAACGACTTCGTGAGCACCCTGATCTTGGTAAAAAGTTTACTGGCAAAACAACTGCTGAAGCAACTTTTACTCCTATGTCTTTAACGGCAGAGGAAGAAACAGAATTAAATAAAGCCCTTATTGATAAGTACAAAAAAGATTTTTACGATGCTTACGAAACAAACGTAGGTCGTAAAATTACTGATGATCTTACTGAGAACCAACGGATTGCTTTAACTTCAGCCTCTTTTAACCTTGGCGTCAAAGGGCTGTTTAAAAATAAAAACGGTACAGATACTAATTTTAAAAACCAGCTTATTAACAAAGATTTTAATGCTGCTGCTAAAAATTTAGGTACTTGGTCTAATGATAATTTAAAATACCGACGAGCCGCAGAAGCTGCTTTGTTTGGAAATTACATTGATACAACAGACGTAGATAAAGTTAGAGACTCGTTTTATAGTAACAGAACAGCAGACTCTGGGGCTGGATTACAAGCTTTCCAAGAAAATTTACAAGTATTAGAAAACGGCGCTGTGCGTCCTCCTACAGGGGCAGGGGCGGGACGTGGTTCTGTAAACCCAGAGTTCAACGCTCCTGCTGGTTATGACACCATTACCAACGGTGCAATGCCTGTTGCTTATGATGAAGTACCGCAGCCAGTCCCACAAGCACAGCCAACATACGATTATATCCCTCAACAACCAGCCACACAAGCACAGCCAACATACGATTATATCCCTCAACAACCAGTGCCATATACTCCTTCTGCTCCTATGAGTGATTTTGAGCAGCCTCAGTATGCAACAATGGAAGACCTGTTAGCCGACCGTGGGCTGATGGGGACTAGAGGGTTGTGAAAAGGTCGCTTTTACTAATAGCGTTTGTTATTAGTATTTCCGGCTGTTCTGCTTTAAGCGCACTTGTGCCCGGCATGGGTGGTGGAACAAACGTCGCTGCCAACACTCAGATTGGTAAAGAGAATAACCAGACTGGTGTCCAAGTCGGTGACGTCAAAGAAAACAAAGTTGAGGCACAACAAATCGGTAAGCTGTCGCAAGCAGAAACCGCCATTGACGCCGCCAACGTAACCATCAACAGTTTGCCACCTTGGGTTCTGTTGTTAATCATCCTAGGCTGGGTTTTACCTAGCCCAATGGAAATATACAGGGGACTGATAAACGCTATCAAGGGTAGTATAAGCTATTCGTTCAATGGTGTCATAACCCTTGTTAACCTTATAAGAGGTAAGTGATGTTAAAAATAATCCTGATAATCTTCTCATTAACCCCTAACGGTGAAGCAACCATATTGGGCAAACATGAGGTAAAGACGTTGGATGAGTGTGTTGTTAAAGCCACATACGTCAACTCAAACCCAGAGAACCCTTACAACGCTGCGTGTTACCCTATCGAGATTAAGGCGAACCTGTGAGTGATTTAAAGATTGAATTACTCCCGTGGCAGAAGACGGTGTGGGCTGATGAGACTCGCTTCCATGTGGTAGCGGCTGGTCGGCGTACAGGTAAGAGTAGGTTGGCAGCTTACCGCTTAATAGTTGAGGCGTTACAAAGCCAGAGAGGTCATGTATTTTATGTTGCTCCTACGCAAGGTCAAGCTCGTGACATCATGTGGCAAGTCCTGCTTGAGGTTGGTCACTCTGTCATTACAGGTAGCCACATTAACAACTTGCAGATTAAGCTTATCAATGGGGCAACTATTAGTCTCAAAGGTGCTGATCGGCCTGAAACGATGCGGGGTGTGTCGCTAAAGTTTCTGGTACTCGATGAGTATGCAGATATGAAGCCAGCGGTGTGGGAGCAAATTTTACGCCCTGCACTGGCTGACTTGAAGGGTAGAGCGATGTTCATTGGTACGCCGATGGGTCGTAACCACTTCTATGATTTATACCAATACGGTTTAAAAGGAACCGATGACACCTTCAAGTCTTTCCACTTTACTTCGTTCGACAACCCGCTACTTGACCCTAAAGAGATTGAGGCAGCTAAGAAGAGCATGTCCTCATTTGCATTCCGGCAGGAGTTTATGGCATCTTTCGAGGCCGCAGGTGGGGAGTTATTCAAAGAAGAGTGGATAAAGTTTGACGAGGAGGAGCCTGATGAGGGTGACTTCTACATCGCGGTTGACTTGGCTGGCTTTGAGGCTGAGGGAACTGTCGGTGTTAAGAACTCTCGCCTTGACAACACTGCTATGGCTATTGTTAAAGCCAATGAGAAGGGTTGGTGGGTTGCAGAGATTGTCTACGGTAGGTGGGATGTCAAGGAAACAGCCAAGAAGATATTCGATGCTGTTGCCAAGTACGAACCTATAGCTGTCGGCATTGAGAAGGGGATCGCTAAACAGGCGGTTATGCCCTACATGACCGACATTATGAAGAGAACCCAGACATTCTTCAGGGTTGACGAGCTAACACACGGTAATAAGAAGAAAACAGACCGTGTTGTATGGGCGCTGCAAGGGCGCTTTGAGAATGGTTACGTTACCCTCAACAAAGGTGACTGGAACAACGAGTTCCTAGACCAACTATTTCAGTTTCCAAACAAACTAGTACACGATGACTTGCCTGACGCACTGTCTTACATCGAGCAACTTGCAAAAGTAGCCTATGTTTTTGACTTTGAAGAGGAAGAGTACGAGTACCTAGACACAATTTCAGGATATTAACATGGATGACGATAAGAAATACAGCGACCAGAAGGTTGAAAGTTGGGTTATCGATAAGGTAGACCAATGGCGCGACCACTATAGCGCTAACTACGAGCAGAAGTTTGACGAGTATTACCGTCTCTGGCGTGGTATCTGGTCAGCAGAGGACAAGACCCGCGACTCAGAACGCTCACGTCTCATCTCACCAGCTTTACAACAAGCCGTGGAGTCATCTGTCGCTGAGGTGGAGGAGGCTACCTTCGGTCGTGGTAAGTGGTTTGATATTCGTGATGACCGCAATGACCAAAACAAAGAAGACATCGCCTATTTGCGCGAACAACTGTCTGAGGACTTCCAATTTACCAAGACGCGCAAGGCTGTAGCCGAGTGTATCCTAAACGCCGCTGTCTACGGTACTGCTGTAGCCGAATTGGTGCTTGAGGAAGTCAAGGAAATGAAGCCAGCCACCCAGCCTATCATGGACGGGGCGATGCAAGCGATTGGTGTTAACATTGAAGACCGTGTGGTTGTCAAGTTACGCCCAATCCTACCTCAGAACTTCCTGATTGACCCCGTTGCCTCCTCTATTGAGGATGCCTTGGGTGTTGCGATTGATGAGTTTGTTCCTAAACACCAAGTAGAGATTGGAATCCAAAATGGTATCTATCGTGATGTTGATCTTGAGTCTGCCGATACTGATTCAGACATTGAAGCAGACAAAGAGCTTACCTCTTTTGACGAAGATAAAGTTAGACTAACCAAATATTACGGTTTAATCCCACGTCACCTCTATAATGCGGCGATTATGGAGGACGATGAGGATGATGAGTTATCCAAAGAAGTCAAACCAGAAGAAGAGGATGACGAAGAGGACGAAGGCTACGTTGAGGTGATTGCTGTTATCGCCAACGGTGGTCAACTGCTCAAGATTGAAGAGAATCCCTACATGATGCAGGATCGCCCTGTTGTGGCTTTCCCTTGGGACGTAGTACCCTCTCGTTTCTGGGGTCGTGGTATCTGTGAGAAGGGCTATAACAGCCAGAAGGCTTTGGATGCTGAGCTTCGTGCCCGTATCGATGCCCTAGCCCTCACTGTCCACCCTATGATGGCTATGGATGCCTCTCGTATGCCTCGTGGGGCTAAGCTGGAGATTCGTCCCGGCAAGACAATCCTCACTAACGGTAACCCATCTGAAATCCTACAGCCATTTAAGTTTGGTAACCTAGATCAGGTGACCTTCGCTCAGGCGGGTGAGTTGCAGAAGATGGTTCAGATGGCTACTGGCGCTATTGACGCTGCTGGCATCCCCGGCACTATCAATGGTGATGCTGCCGCTGGTGCTGTATCCATGTCGATGGGTGCAATTATCAAGCGCCACAAGCGTACCCTGATTAACTTCCAAGAGTCTTTTCTAATCCCTATGATTGAGAAGACAGCGTGGCGTTACATGCAGTTTGACCCTGAGCATTACCCTGTCAGCGATTATAAGTTTATACCTTCGTCATCTCTGGGTGTTATCGCTCGTGAGTATGAGGTTACACAACTTGTACAACTGTTGCAGACGTTGGGTCAAGATAGTCCAATGTACCCAATGCTGGTTACAGCGGTTATTGACAACATGGGTCTGTCTAACCGTGAAGAGATTATCGCTCAAATGGCTGAGGTGTCTAAGCCTGACCCACAGCAGCAGCAAATACAACAACAGCAGATGCAAATGCAGATGCAGACAATGCAAGCGCAACTTGAACTTATCCAGTCTCAAGCAATGGAGGCTCAAGCGAGAGCACAGAAATACGCTGTCGAGGCTCAATTGGAGCCAGAGGTTGTTAAGGCTAAGATGGCTGCGGCTATCTCTACCAACATCCAGCAGGGGAATGCTGATGATGCTGAGTTTGAGAAACGTGCCCGTATTGCTGATCTGATGCTCAAGGAAGCTGACATTAAGAGCAACGAGCGCATCGCAGCAATGCAAGTTAGTGCTAGAAATAGCAAACAAAACACTTGACAAATTTATAAAAGTGTGGTATAATTGCAACATCTCTCCACATTATGAAAGGATAAAGAGATGGACAAAGAACTACAAGATTATTACGAAACATTACTAGATTTGTTTGCCTCAAAGGGCTGGAAGCAATACCTAGAAGACATCTCCGACAATATGGAGCTACTTCAGGATATTACTACCATCCCAGATGAGAAGCAATTCTGGTTTCGCAGAGGACAAATAGAAGCGGTACAGCGAGTTCTCTCTTACGAGTCAGCGATTAAAAACAGCTACGAGGACTTTGAGAGGGAAGTAAATGCCTAAACGTATCTACGAGTTTATCTGCGGAGATGACCATCTCACAGAAGCTTACATTGATTCGGAACTCCGAACAACCAATTGTAAGGTGTGTGGTCAACCTGCTATTCGTATCGTTAGCAAGCCTATGGTCAAACTTGAGGGC